GCAAGAGGCTATCGCAAACCGTATTTATGCTAACCGTATGGGCAATGGTGATGAGTCTAGCGGTGATGGTTACCGCTATTGTGGCCGTGGTCTTATCCAACTTACTGGTCGGTCAAACTATCAATCCTTTGCAGATTCTATTGAGGTGGATGGTCGCCCATTAAAGATCGACGAAGTGCCAGAATACTTGGCCACGTTTGAGGGTGCAGCGCAGAGCGCTTGCTGGTTTTGGGAAACTAATGGCTTGAATAAATACGCCGATGCTGGTGACATTCTTAATTTAACTAAGCGCATAAATGGAGGCACCATTGGACTCGAAGATCGTAAAAAGCATTATGAGCATGCTCTGCATGTCCTTGGTGCTTAGTGCTTGCCAAGACCGTTTTAGGTATCCTTGCCAAGACCCTAAAAATTGGGAAGCCACAGAATGCAAGCCGCCGATCTGCACGGCGACTGGCACTTGTCCTAGCGATGTCACGCAACCAGAAAAGGTGACGAAATGACCGAAGATAGTTTGAACGCATGGTTGAAATTCATAATTGGCATTTGCTTTTGCATGATCTTATTTATGATGGCGTCGCTATCTATGTATTCGGTCGTGTTTGTAACGCAACCAATGTCAGGCATGGCTCCCGCAGATAAGAATTTTTTCTTACTGCTTTCTGACATGTCGAAATACATATTGGGCGCATTGGCGACGCTAATTGCGATCAAAGGTAAAGATCAATTTGTGCCGCCTGGCTTGTCTACTGCCAAGGAGCGTGAAGACGCCATGAAGCCTACGCCGCAAACTCCACCAGCGCCTATGACGCCAGCCAAACGTGTAGAGCCAACGATTGAGCCAGTAGCAGCGGCTGCGCCTGTCGTTCTAGGATTTAATGGCAAACCTGCCCCACCACCTGCACCACAACCGGAGATCGAATGATGAAATCACTTATTGCATTTATTGCGTTTGTTCCTTTGATGGCGTTTGCCGGTGGCGAAATGAAGAAAGTTTGTCACGACGAAAAGGGTAAGCAAGTCTGCAAAACCGTCAAGGTGCATAAAAAACTAGAGGGCACGAAAGTACCGCCTAAATGAATCCGTACTTTATAGCTGGCTCAGTTTTGGCCGTGGTATTTGCTTATGGCGCTGGTCATTGGCAAGGCGACGATGCTGGCCAAGCTAAAGTTCAAGCGCAATGGGACAAAGAGAAAGCCAAACAAATGGCCGAGTATGCCGAGAATATGCGCTTGGCCAGAGAGAAAGAGCAAGCACTTCAACAGGGCGCAAATAATCTACGTGAGGAAAAAGACCGTGAGCTTAAAAAAGTGGCCGATACTAACCGTATTCTTCTTGGCAGCTTGCGCAACCGGCCAGAGCGCCCCGCCGAAGGCAGTCCCTTGTCCAGTACCGCCAGCGCTTGTAGTGCAGCCACCGGAGCGCAACTGGCAAAAGGAGATGCAGAATTTCTTGCAGGGTACAGTGCCGACGCAGCCAGCCTCAAAGCAGCCTTAGACCAGTGCGTCAAGCAGTACGAATCGCTTCGCCATTAATAATACGACGGTCGCGGCGCGCAGGTAACATCGACAACAACGTCAGATGTGCGCCCTGAAATCTTTCGCTTGGCCAGTATCATGACAGCGCGAGTGCGATTAGATTCGCAATCTTGAATAGCCATGATGACCTCATTGCGGCTCATGGGCTGAATATCTTTTTCTACCGTCAACGATGTATTCGGCATATCGAATGTTGAGCATCCGGTTAAAAAAAGTAATGGCAATAGTTTTTTCATGATTTCTCTCTTTTTAGTGATTAACGATTTGCTCAATACCTTGAGCGCATCGCATACGAAATTCAGCCCATTTTTTCATAAATTTTGGGTCTTCTGATGGTGGTATCCAGTTGTAATTAGCGCGCCAACGAATTGTTACATCCGTCGTTGATGGCGTGTAAATGTAATGGTCACCCATACTCATGTTGTTATGCTTTCTCATCTTGCCTCCTGTCTTCGTTTTTCCTGCGGGTAGTAACCTCTTTCTTTTTCATTAACGCAACCTCAGATTTAGTATAAATAGGTTTTGGCTCGGGTGGTGGTAACAACGCTAGCCAAACTTCGCCGGTATAGGCAGAAAAACCGCATTTGTGGCATTTACGCAACCGTCTAACACCACCTAATTGTTTCTGAGTCCACGTTACATTCTTCATTCCATGTTGGATTGGGTGATTCTTCCCATGCTTGATGGCGCTTTGAGAATTTCTGAATCTTCGCGCCTTCAGCCCATGCTTTAATTAATTTTGCGTGTTTGTGTTCAGTCATTTTTTTTACCCCTTATAAGATCAACAAGCTCTGAATATGCTGATTTGCTATGCACCTCCGATCTGGCGACAACCATTTCTCTGGCAACGGCTGCTATATCATCCAATCGACGAATCATTGCAGCCGCTTCGTTGTGGCGCTCGTCGGTGGCTGTTTCATCTAGCCATGCGGCCATTAGTTTTGGATTCATTGTTTCTCCTTCAATGATCTTGGTATCTTTGGCTTCGGACACCAACCAATGCAACTGTCATCCCATACCCCAATAACGCACACCCCACCAGGATTCAACAGCAGCATACTCGCCCCTCTGGGCGGTGGGTCAACGTCTGGGTCACGGAAATACAGTTGATCTGTTGTTGCTTGTTGAAACTTATCCATTCTTTTCTTTCAGCTTGGCTTCGATAGCTCTGGCAAATGTTTCGATACGGGTTACCCCGTAAGGTGAGCTTTTTTGTGCCCATTCCCATGCCTTGTCAATATCTGTTTTGGTAAGGCTTTGCCAATAAATTTTTTCTTCAGGTATTTGTTCCTCAATGATTTGTCCATCTACAAACCATATTTTTTTCATGTCGATTGTCATGTGTTCTTCTCCTTTAGTTTGGCTTCGATGGCGCGGGTATATCACCAACTCCAAAATGTTCTTTTATCTCACTAATAATATGATTCACATCATTAGGTGCAGCCCAATCAAATGCGGCACGATCTTGAGCAATGCTGATACATTCCTGCACAATCAACTCGGCGAATTTTTCTATAATGTCTTCAAAATCATCGCCATACTTATAAAACCCTGCCTGTTTAGCAAGTTGTTTAATTTGTTCGTTCATGTCGGCTTCCTTCCTTCTTCGTATTCTTCGCGCCCATCCATGCTTCTGTGTACGTACAAGTCATACTCCTCGTCGTACTCCGGTCTGCACCAGCAAAATGCACCTTTATCAGTTTCATGTTCGCGCAAATCGTTTAGCGGATACGTGTGCATTGTCATGTGTTCTTCTCCTTTAGTTTTGCTTCAGCCCACCAAGCAGCAGATTCCCATGCTTGCCTAGTAACCCATGAGTCCTTGTTTCCTTCTCTTATTTCTTCATCAGTCAGCCCTACCCATTCGCGCTGTGGTGGGGCGGTGTAGAGTGCAACAACTAAATGCGAAGGTTCCGGTTTATCAAGCATCACCATCATCAATGGTTGTTTCTCTGTCGGTCGAGTGTTCGCAATCCCCCACGCCACCGGCTCCTGCTCTAACTGCGTCTTTGGACACTGCTTACAATACCCACCAATACCGCATTGCCCACCATCACATTCTGCCGGTTCAGGCAGCGCTAGTCGGGCGCGGAGGGCTACAGCAGCAACAGCACACTGCTGGGTCATTGACGGCGAATACGTTGGGCAAGATGTGTAGTCTTGAGCTTCTTCCAACGCATCCAACGCCATCTGCAATAGTTCTCGGTCAGTCATGCCGCCCTCTTATATAATTTTTCCATAATAGTTTTCACATCCGCCACTTTCCCCGACCGATTCATATAAATGCTTTCAGTCTTGTGCGCTAAACACGGCGCGCAAATCCAGCGGCCACTTGATTTGGTTTTGCGATAAACGCCGCCAGCAAGGTCGCGTGTACTTTGACAACTAGTGCAGAATTTAGTGGTCATAGTTTTTTACCATCCGCAATCAATTCGTTATCATTAACGCTAATGTATGAACCGTCATCAAAATCTAAATAAAAATAATCTGGCGCAGTTGGACGTTGCCTTATCACGTTAAAAACTCTTGCAGGGTCGCCGTCAAACGTAACCCTGTCGCCTGGCTTTAGTTCATCAATCCAGCTTTTCATAATTACCCCTTGCGCGTATAGCGTTTGCTGCTTCAATGTATGTCTTTGCGTTAAAAGCAATAACAGCACACGCTTCGCGCTCAATTTCTACTGCTTCCTTTATCATTGCGCGTACCTCCATATCAAATGTAAGTCTGCTGCGCTGACCTTCGTCACAAACAGCCTGTTCGTATTCCTCATTAGTCATGCTGCCCCCTCGCCCGTATAGCTCCCGCAATCTTGTTACCGCATTCTGTATGTCGTGGCACTACAGATTCGGCGGCTTTCGCGCACGCTTCACGCTCCAACTCAACCAGCTTCTCAAACAATGGCAGCTTGTTCATAATGTCAGGCGTGAAATCAAACCCCGCTTCTTCTATCATGCGCAATAATTTATGTTCAGTCATTTCTCCCCCCTAAATTTTATTATTTGCTCTTTTGCTTCCGCTGCTCCTTTGCACACCAACACGGTATCGCCAATGCCTCGCAAATATGTGTGCCAATCTTTTTGTTGTGGGCTAATCGTTCCACCCTTGATACGTTTCATTTCAATCCACAGTTTCCATTCCGGTGCATATAGGTCAGGAACGCCTGGGCTAACTCCCTCAACCTTCAATCTACTGGCCACCGTAATAGATCGTTTCTCGCCGTTGGCTATAGCAAAGATTCTTACATTCTCATACGTCTGGCGAAACCATTTAACAACTTCGCGTTGCTCTTCGTGTTCGGTTGGGATTCGTTCATTCATTCCAGTTCCTTGATAAGACGCGATAAAACTTGCCTTCTTTTTTGTATGCAATGGTGGTCGGTGGCTTGCCATGATTCATGTACGTAGCAATCTGGTCTAGCTTAGTTACACCGACTGCAAACAATTCACGGCTACCGACACCCGACGCATTGGCCATCTTGGCTAATTCTCTGACCGCTTTGTCGCCAGCATAGCCATCGTGGCGAAGTGGTAGGTACTCGGTGATTGATGGGTCGGATAGATTCTTTGAATAATAGCTGACGGCCAGCATTTCTTTGCCACTGGTGTTACTGATGTGCTTGCGCCAATTCCAGCCAGTAATAATCATATCCTTGGCATCCATACCCATGATGTCGTCGTGGCGCAGCGTCAATGGTTTTGGTATAGATGGAGGGAATTCGTGGCCACAGGATGGGCAAACTTTGATTGATATGGCGCATAGTTCATGGCACTCAGTACAAAGTTTGACCGGCATCTCACCGTTTCCAGACCCCGCTTTATTGGGTGGCTGCACATTAGTGATCGGGCCATGCGTCTCGACTACTCCAGCAAAATCCAACACTAGGCAATGGTCGATGTGATCTTTGATTCGCATTCCACGACCCGCCATTTGTACGTAAAGACTCGCGCTCATGGTGGGTCGCAACATGGCAATCAAATCAATATTAGGAGCATCAAAACCAGTCGTTAAGACATTGGCATTGGTAAGCGCTTTTATTTTCCCTGTTTTAAATTCATGGATGATTCGCTCGCGGTCTGTCTTTGATGTCTCGCCAGTAATGCAAGCCGACTTGATACCTTGGTCGCGTAGCTCAATCGATACGTTTTTTGCATGATTGATACCTGCGCAAAAGAATAGCCATGACTTTCTATCACCAGCCAAACGAATGACTTCGGCCACAACACTTTCGTTATTCTTTCTTGTATCCACGGCCTTTTGTAATTCGGCCTCAATAAACTCGCCGCCACGTTTTTTAACGTCGCTAGTGTCTAGCTTGGCCGTGGTGGTCTTTGATCGCAGCGTGGCCAGATGCCTTTTGTAGATCAACTCCTCGATGCTTACTGGCTCAATCAGATCATCAAAGATAGCTGGCTTGTCGGTAATAAGACCGTGGCCTAGACGGTACGGCGTGGCTGTTAAACCGATTACGCGCAACTCTGGATTGATGACTTTTAATTCAGACAACAACGTGCGGTAGCCACCTTCGTTTTTGTGGCTAATCAAATGGCACTCATCCACAATCACCAGATCAATATGGCCAAGCAACGCAGATTTAGTGCGCACCGATTGAATGCCAGCAAAGGTTATTGGCTCGCCTAAGTCACGCTTGCCAATTCCTGCTGAGTAAATGCCCAAAGGCGCACCCGCCCAATGCTGACGCATCTTCTCGGCGTTTTGCTCGATCAATTCTTTAACGTGCGTCAGCATCAATATTTTTGTGCTTGGCCATTGTTGTACGGCATCTTTGCAAAGCGCCGCTACGATGTGGCTCTTGCCTGATCCTGTTGGCAGGACAAGGCAGGGATTACCTTTGTTTTTTTCAAACCAATCGTATAGTTGCTTAATGGTTCGGGTTTGGTAGTCACGGAGCATTATCCAACCACCCTCGCATTAAACTCTTTGCGAAACTCTGTCGCAAACTCGTCAGGGTTAGCGCATACCGACGGATTGGCCAGTATTTCTTTGGAGCCAAACACACTCTCGCTTGGCTCGCCGTTAATCACATCCTTGCCATTGATAACGTAAATGGCTTGCCACTCATTCGTGCTTTCCTTGCGCTGATACGGCACAAGGTCGGGATGTAGTACGTGCGAATCGCAGCCTTCACGTTGCCATTCTGTCGGAATATCGTCAGCGTCATGGCGCTCGCACCGCCACGTTGAATTCTCTAGCGCCGTACTGTGAGCGCAGGTTCTGCAATTGGCGTGTTTGGTAATCTTGGACTCGAAACAAAAGTCATGCGCAGGACACCAGCGGCATTGATACCACGTTGGGTCAGCCGATAACGGCTCTGGCATACGGTCAGCCAAAGCAATGCGCTTGCCTCGCGCTATGGCTTTCTCGGCGACGTCTTTATCAAACTTGACGCGCTCGGTATAGATGCGGTCATCATCCTTGCAAACGGCCACGTATAGCGCTCGATCAATCTCAGTGCCAGCCATGTAAACCTGCATCTGTACAAAATGCTCTGGCTTGGATTCTTCAACGCCCTTCTTTTCCACATCGTTAAACGACTTGGCGCTATGGGTTTTAAATTCGGCTACGTGTTCGGTCTTGGGAGCGCCTGGCACACCTGATTTAATTACACCGTCCAAGCTACCGGATACGTGGGAGCCAAAGTCAACTCGCGATTGGTTGCCGGTCGTGCGCTGAATGTCAATCCCAATGGCACGAAGATCACTAACGACCTGCGCTTCCTCAAGATTGCCTCGGCGAAACATTCGCAAAACACGACCATCAAAGTTTTGCTGCACCGCCCAGCGAAACGACAGCCATAACCAGCGGTCGCAAGGGTGACCCAGCGTTGATGCCCCAAGGTGCGGCCTTGGCGGTTCCTGACGGCTTTCGTGGTGCTTGTCAATCAGGTTGGTGATGTTGTATTCTGGCGCTGGAATTTTCATGATTCCGATTCTCCTTCGTGTGGACTAGTTGGGCAGGGGTCAAACCCTGCCCTTTTTTTATTACTTCTTCTGCCAAGGTGGCGCAGCCTTACCGCTTGCCGCAGCCTTTGCTGCTGGTGCGGGTGGCGTCGAGCCAGCAATGGCTTTAAAGCCTTTGACCTCGTTCTGGTCGCCGTACTGTTCGCTAACTTTGATAGCAATCTTGATAGAAAGTTGGCCACCGATCAGCTCATCTGTGTCTTGCACCTTGGCAATGCCAATGGCTCGCATAATTTCACCCAATTGCTGGCGTCCAATTCCCTCGGCTGTTGCGTTAGGGTTGCGAATGTTCAAGTTGCCAAAAACAATTCTGCCCTGATGGCTCGGGCCAATGATGTCGTAGCGAATCGCAATGTACTGGCCAGTTCCTGCCTTGGTGTTTTTCAACTCCGCAGCCGTGATGCTGGCCGTGTACCAACCGGCTGGCAAAGGTTCATACGATTTTTCTGATACT